TTTCGAGGTGACCATTGTGAGCACAAAGCTACACATTACAATACATCGACTCGCTCAGGTTTTTCCTTGCAAATCAATGACTTACAGCATTTTCCTCGAATTATTCTATTTCTGGGGCGTTTCTGGGAGAGCGGGCCTTGCGCTTAGTTTATTCTATTAAAAATCGTTGTCCGATAACTCTGGCGAGTTAGCACCCAACAGCTTACCTAAACGCTGCTTGATGTCATCCTTGTTCATCCCATCAATGTTAGCGTTAATGTTCAGGTTCTGACTGCGATTGATTGACAAGCCAGCCAGTTGATTGAGTTCTTTTATGGCAGCGACTGAGCTGGCAAAGTGTCCAGCCTCGAATGCCTCCTCTGCTATCTTCCACAACATTGAGCCAGTTTTCTGAGGCGTGATCGCATACTTATCTGCAAGCTCATCCTGTTTAAATCTGATCGCCTTTGTGACCTTTGGGAAATCTCTGCCATTGAGCATCTTGCTGGCAGCGTTAGCTGGGAACTCGAACCCAGCCCTTCTTGCTGCTTCTGTCTGAGCACACGCTCCTTCAGTATAATGCCACACGAAAGCTGATTGCATTTTGGTCAGACCAAATTCAGGATCTGGGTCGAACTGATCTGGTACGCTGACTAACTTGGTTCTTTCTTTCTTTGGTCTTCCTGCCATTTACTTTGCATCCACTTCACAAAAACTTCTTTCGCTGTCTCTCGATCATAGACTGGATCGTTGTGGTACATTCTCTCATCACTATTGATCACATACCACCTTTCAAAATTATCTTCAAAATCCAGCTCGTTGTTGTAACTAAACTTTTCCATCAAACCTCCAAGTGTACAGTGTACAGGGTAGGGTTCTCTTAACTCTCTAATAGTATATTCATAACCAGTTCATGTGGTCTATTACTGCTTTAGCTCTTTATATTAAATATATATATATTATATATACCTATACACTATAATAGTAATAAGACCATATAAATCAACAACTTAGGTCAAGTGTATATCAAGGGTACAACAGTGCATTTAAAACATGCAATGTATCAATAATCCCAATCTTTACCACTTCTTGTGTAATCTTCTGCATCTTTCTCCAAAGGCTTGTAATCGAGGTCATACACTTTCTTTCCATTAGATCTTCGAGGTTCAATGCCATATTCACTCAGCACTCTCGCAGCATCCTTGAAGTCAGGAATGCGTGGTGCTTTGATTCCCAGATCTCTCAGCAACTGAGTCATCTGCACAGGCTCAGTGTTGTACGAATTAAAGTTGACTCGCTCTAAAATTAGATCCTCCACACTGCTCTGTGTCCTGTAGGTTTCGTTGCTCTCTTGCAATAGCTCCCTCTCATCAGGGGACAGGAACCAGTTCTTCTGCCCCTCGCTGTACAGTGTCGTTCTAATCTCACACCACAACTGTTGCATGTCGATTCTGTGAGTGAAGTCTATACTGGTCACAGGTATCACCCAGAATCTTCGATTACCACTGCTATCAATCAGGAACTCCCTAGCATTCACAGACGCATAAAAAGCTGTGCGCCTCTGATATCGCGTGTTCGCCCTGTCGTAAGGCAACCTGAACTCATCAGTCTTTGAGGTGATAAATGCCTTCAACTGGTCAAGGTCAGCCTTCTTAAACGTAGACTCCACTTCACCCAGCTCCACGATCCAGTGCGACACAGCGCGTTTCACGCTGTCTTTGTCTGAGGGGTTCAGCATAGCACCCTCCAATAGCCAGCCACTCTCATAGTCACACAGACGCTTGAACCACAAAGTTTTACCCAATCCCTGTGCGCCCTGAAAAAGCAATATCCCTTCGAGTTCAACGCCATTGGGTTCAAAAGCTGCTGCCACACAACTGATCAGCCACTTCTTCATCAGGATTTCTTTGAGCTTGTTTGAGCCATTGGTCTGGATTGTGTCCAGAAACTCTTGCAGTCTGGATCTTCCATCCCAAGGTCTACTATCAATCCATTCTTTCACTGGGTTGTATGGTTCAGCCAGCAGCTTCAGGTAATCCCTCACCTTGGTGTGAGGTATGCCCAGATTGATACACCTGTTCTCAATCTCGATCAGTGCACTCTCATCACGCATGTCTGATATGAAGTTTGTGTCAGGTATGTCGTACTCCATCATCTTTTTAATCACGTTGTATCTGACTTGGATGTTCTGGGTCAGTAGCACACCATTCACGTTCTCTTTGTTGTTAATGTATCTGCCCTTGCTGTTCTGCACCCAGTCATACTCCATTGGCAGATCCAGATTCTTGGTGGCGACAATGACCTCACCCTCCAACGCTTCCACCTTGTGGTCGTTGTAATCACCAGCCAGCTCTGGCATGACGATCTCCCACTCTCCTCCCTTGCTCCTGATGAACTCAGCAGCCTTTCTTGCTTCACGTTCACCAGTTTGTGAGTCCTCATCATTGTCAGCAAGGAACACATGCTTCTTCTTTGCAAAAAACTCCCACATTGTCTCTGCAACCTTGATCAGATTGTTGGCACTGAAGCAAACAATGACTGGAGTGCTATGGTCAGCGTAATAGGATGCAGCAGTCGCATAACCTTCAGCGTAGGTTATCTTGTCACTGTGCTTGAGTATCTCCCTGCCCAGTATGAAGAAAGAGCCAGACTTGTTTGATCCCTTGGTTGTCTTCTTTGATCCATCCTTGTAGATGCGCTCGATACCCACCACTTCCAGCTTCTTGTCATACATGGGTATGTACAGAGTGCCTTGGTTGTTCTGCCTGAGTCCATAACTGAGCACGTTCTTCTTTTCAAGATAGGGATGCACTTCACAATCGCTTGCAGCTTCCCACAATGTCTTGGCTTTCTCTGCTCCATCCTCTAATGCAATGGCTCGATCAATCTCTGCCTGTCTGGCAAGCTGTTCGATTTCTTGTTTCTGCTCTGGAGTCAACGCATGGTGTTGCTGATTCTCAGGTCGCCACACTGCTGTTGGATCACTCTGGCTAATCCTGTAATCACCCATCATTCCAAATGGCACAGACTGATCCAGATAAAAAACATACCACGCCACGTTCTTCCTCACGCCATTCACATTCATGAATGCGTGTCTGATCTTTCCTACTATCAGCCCTTCCTTGGCATCTACCTCAACGCCATTGTCTTGCAGAAAGTTCAGGAAACTGGTTTTATAGTCCTGCTGCATTGGACGCTCAAATTTCTTTCCATCCTTTGGTGGTAACTTTAACCCCATTTATTGACCCTTGCTTTTCTTTATAGGAAAATGTACCATATTACAAATTCCTATAATGTTCAACACAAGGAGGTAACAATGGGATTAAATCTAGGTGAAGCAGGTGGCACTGGAGGAGGAGGCTACGAGCTGATTCCAGCAGGAGATCATAAGGGCATTTTGTACATGTATGCAGAGGTAGGGCATCACATGGAATCTTACAAGGATGAGCCAGAGCGTAAAGTGTGGCCCATCTTTTTCTTCTGGGAGTTTCCAGAACTGCGAACAGACGATGATCGCCCTATGTCGATGATGAAGCGTTACAACTTCTCGATGCACGAAAAGAGTTCTCTGAGGGCAGACCTACAATTCTGGCGTGGCAAGAAATATAAAGAGGAAGAGCTTAAAGACTTTGACCTCGATAACTTGCTAGGCAGACCAGCCATTATTACTGTTGAGCATTACGCTAAACAGGATGGCAGTGAGGGTGCGAAGATCACCAGCCTTGAGAAGCCAGAAGATGGATTGGATGTTGTGCCAACACATAACAAGACACAATCTTTTGTTCTGCGTGAGTATCTCAAAGAGTGGCAGACTGATGACAGTGGTAACAGTTTGTCAGACACAGGTTCGAAAGAGATGTGTGACATCTTGGAAGACCTGCCAGAGTTTGTAGCCAACCTCATCGATACTTCGATGGAAAAGGTTGCGCTCATGGAGAAGGTAGATCGAGACAGAAACCAAAGATCGCAAGGAGGATCATCAGGCTTAGATAGCTTCTCTGACTCAACAGTGGTTGAGGAAGAAAAGGATCACGCTGATGATATACCCTTTTAGCCAGAAGTATTTGCGAGGTATGCAATTCTTAGCACAACGAAAAAGAATTCCACCAGCATAGGCATGGGGAGCAGGGGCTTCATGGGCCAAGATTGATTGGGATAGGTGGATGGACAGTTCTCACCTCATTACTGTCCGATTGTTGAGATCCCAATCTATCATCCCCTGCAACAAACAAAGACCAAAGGGTACTCGCCCTTCGGGACTGGCCTAGCCCCCCAGTGGTCGCAAAGGGCTACTCGATTAAGGAGCAAACTATGAGCAAGACGAAAACAGAACAAAGTAAAGAGCTTGACGATCAGGTCGAAAAGTTCTTGAAGCAAGGTGGCGAGATAAAACAATTAGACACACACGAATCCAAACTCAGGGACATTACCTTATCTAATAAATTTTTCGCTAAAACTAATTACTACATGTTCAAAAAGAAATGAGAAGGTTTAATTTATTGTTTAATGGGATTGAGTACGTTCAAGACTCGAAAGACAAAAAGAAATATCACAAGCCCGGTGGAGGCACAGTCACACAATACGACTTGTATGAGTTGGCAGACAAAAACAATTTAGATTTGCCAAAGAGAATTCAACGTAATGAGTAAATGAAATGGTAGAAAAAAGAAAACGTGGAAGACCAAAAAAGGTTCAGGCTGATCCAGTCAACTCACCCCCACACTACAAGGATGGAGACATTGAATGTATTGACGCAATGGTCGCTGCCTTTGGAATTGAATCTGTGCAGAACTATGCCAAGCTTAATGCGTTCAAGTATTTGTGGAGAGCAGGGAAGAAAGATGGGGTTCAGGCAACAGATTTGGCGAAGAGTGCTTGGTACTCAAAGTTTGCGAGTGGTGATGATCCAAGAAAAAATTAGTGAGGTAACAGATATGATCAGACGATGGGGAGACAACCCAGTGGTTGCAAGGTACACAATACACGCACTCATTGGATCGTTTGTGTTAGGTTTTTTGT